CGTCGTCGTCCGGCACCGATAGCGGCAACGTCACGGCAACACCGATCACTACCGCGTCCAGTCGCGCAGCTGTCGCACCGTCTGGCAAGCCACCGATCGAACGCGGCAAGCGACTCGACGTCACGCTGAACGTGTTGACCGTCGCAAACGCGTTCAACAACGCGCTGTCGTCACGGTCGGTGCGGTACGTCCAGTACGCGCTGCACGATCGAGGTTTCGAGCCTGGCAACGACCAGGGCAAGGTTGACTTCGACACACGTAAGGCGTACGCCGACTACCAGCGCACGATCGACGAGTCGCCGACCGGGGTACCGACCGCTTACTCACTTGACATCTTAGGGTTCGACGTCAGCTAGGAGGCACCTATGTACACCGCTGCGTTCTGGACCGGTGCGTTCGACCGCGCCATCAAGTCCTTCGCCCAGATGTTGCTCGTCCTGTGGGGCGCGTCCGATGTGTTCAACATCTTCGAGGTCAACTGGGTTCAGACGCTCGGTATCGGTGCGGGTGCGCTGGTCGTTTCGCTGCTGACGTCGATCATTTCGGCACCGGTTGGTGATCGAGGCACGACGTCCGTCATGCGCGGTGGCAACTAGGTGCACCCAGTTCTGATCTTCGTCCTACTGGCGTTGACGTCGTATCGACTGACTCGCCTACTGGTCGTCGACAACTTTCCGCCGATTCTCTGGGCTCGCGAGAAGTTGACCGGTAACGACGCGGAGGGCATCCGGCCGGCAGGTTGGGTGCCCTTCTGGCTCGAGTACTTGGCAGGTTGTTACTGGTGCGTAAGCGTCTGGGTGTCTGGAGCGGCTACGCTGCTGGCAGCGTTGACGATGGACGTACCCTATCCGTTGCTGTTCTGGGGCGGGTGCGCCGCCGTCGCGCCGTGGCTCTGCCACTTGGAGGACTTCTTCCGACGTGACTAGGAGGCGCGATGCCCTGGCCCTGGCAGCGTAAGTGGCCGACCGCGCCTCTCACCGTCAACGGCAGCGCCGTCGAGGCGTTTGCGCCGCCGATCGACGTATCGTCCGCTGCGCTCGCCAGCGTGACGCCGATCGACCGAGGCAACTTGACGGCCGCCGCGCTGTCGATCAACGCCATCGCGGGCGGACGGCGCGCGCTCGTGCCGCAGTACGAGTCCTGGCAGCGCGAACTCTGGGACTACTACGACGACCTCGGTGAGTTCGGCTACGCCGTAACGTGGCGCGCCAACATGATCAGTCGCGTTCGACTGCGCGCCGCCAAGCTCGAGACGGGTGCAGACGAACCGACGATCTTCGACAACGGACCGGCCGCTGAGATCGTCGCCGAGCTGACCAGCGACGTGAACTCGACCACTGAGGTCATGTCGACTATGTCGACTATGCTGGACATTCCCGGTGAGGGCTGGCTGATCGGCGAATCCGTTGGTGATAAGAACATCTGGCAGGTTCGATCTAACGACGAGATCCGTAAGCGCAGCAACACGTACCAGGTGATCGACGAGGCGTCATCGCTCGGCAACATGGAGTGGCGCGACCTGGCGGCTGATCACTACATCGTTCGAATCTGGCGACCTCACAAGCGGTATCGTCACCTAGCGTACTCGCCGGCTAAGGCGGCACGCGCCGCCATGCGTGAACTGGAGCTGGTCAATCGACACATTCAGGCGCAGTATCTGTCGCGTCTGGCGTCCGCCGGTGTAGTCATCTTTCCGGACGAGATCACGTTTCCAGTGCGTGACGAGTTCCAGGACGAGCCGGATCCGTTCGTACGCGAGTGGATCGAGACCGCGCGTGAGGCGATCAAGACACCGGGCACCGCCGCCGCTGTCGTGCCGATTCCGATCCGTGTACCCGGTGAGTACATCGACAAGATTCGACACGTCGACTTCACGTTGAAGATCGACGACAAGATCGTCGATAAGCGCGACAACGCGCGTCGTAACCTCGCGTCGATGATCAACGTTCCTACCGAACTGCTGTTCGACGCGGGTTCGCTGAACCACTGGGGCTTGTGGCAGCTCGAGGAGTCGGCGATCAAGATTCACATCGCGCCGGACGTCGAGATCATCTGCGGCGGACTGACGCGTGGCTACCTACACCCGATGCTGCAGGCACAGGGCGTCGACGACTGGGAAAAGTGGGTCGTCTGGTACGACGCCTCCGAGATCATCGCACGGCCGGACCGCTCTGCGAACGTACTGAAGCTGTACGACCGGTTCGAGGTCAGCGGCAAGGCGCTGCGTCGCGAAGTCGGACTGACCGAGGACGACGCACCGACCGACGACGAGCTCGAGACCATCGTGCTCAAGAAGTTGGCGACCAACCCGCAGATCGGCTTCCTAGCGCTGCACGAGCTGACCGGCATGATGCCGCCCGACATGACCATGGGACAGCCCGACACCGACGTCGTGGGCGAGCAGAAGACCAACCACCAGAGCAGTCGTGGACTACCGGACGAGGCCGACGACGCCAGCGAGCCGGGCGACCCGTCCAGTAACGCGGACGCCGGAGGTGCCGGCGACGGCGGTGATCCGTCGAAGACCGAGTCGCGGATCAATAAGCGTGACGCGTTCACGCTGCTGCAGGCGCGGTCGCAGCACATCATGGAGTTCGGCGTCGCTGGCTGGAAGCTCAAGCACCCACTACTCTGTCAGGAGAAGTTGTTCTCCTGTCCGTTTACGTATGCGACGCGCGATGGTGTCACGATCCGTCCGGGTACCGGTGGCGACTACGAGTGCTTCATGGGACCGACCGGTGAGGTACGTATCGGTCGTCGTGTCTTCCCGCACGAGGACGAGCTGGTGACCGTGAACGGCTGGAGTCTCAGTGGGAAGTGAGGCCAGCACCGGCGCCATGATCGCGCTGATCCCGACGGACGCGAACCTGGATCGGCTCGCGATCGACGAGGACGGCGCGGAGCCGCGCGACGAGCTTCACCTGACGCTGTTCTACCTCGGCAATGGTGCCGACTTCGACGACGCGACTCGACGCGAACTGGTCAACGCGGTCACGTCCATGATCGAGAATCGATCGCTACCGGTCGTTCACGGCCGAGCGTTTGGCTACGCGCACTGGAACCCGACGAGTGACAATCCAGCGTGGGTGCTCAACGTCGGTGACCTGCCGGCCGACGAGTTGACGACCGACGGGCTCGGCGCGATTCGAGGCATGATGACCGAGGCGCTCGCCGACGGTATGGTTAACTTAGTCATGCCGGTGCAGCACTCGCCGTGGGTACCGCACATTTGTCTGGCGTACGCCGCCGACGACTGGACCGCCGAGTGCGCGCGGCGACTCGGCGACGTGACGTTTGACCGCGTGCGTCTCGCCTTTGCCGGTCAAGTTTTCGACGTTCCGCTAGGAGTGACTGCTACCGTTGCGTCGACTTCAGGAGGTGTCATAGTGCCGTGGCACGTCGTTAAGAATCACGCGGAGTGCACCGACGGAAAGCCTTGGGCGGTCGTCAAGGACGCCGACGGTTCCGTCGCCGGTTGTCACACCTCTGAGTCCGACGCGAACGACCAGCTTGCGGCACTGTACGCGTCCGAGGACGGTGGAAGCGACGGCGGCACCACCGAAGATCTAGGAGCAGACGTGAGCGACGGCACCGCGACTACCGATAAGATTGAGTTTAAGAACCTCGGTGGTGATCTACTGCCGAACTCGAACACGTTGACGTACAAGACCAAGGCCGACGTACCGACGGACAGCCCAGACGCTACCGGTGGCGACGGTAAGGCACCGCCGTTCAAGCCTAAGAAGAAGTCGTCGTCCGAGGGCGACGCTACAAACTTCGCCGACAAGTCTAAGACCGACTGTCCTCCCGGCAGTCGCAAGCTGCCGAACGGCGACTGCGTCTCGGACGACGACTACGCCACCATGTCTGCGTGGCACGGCACGCTCGTCGTCGAGGGTGTGACGACCGGTGACGGTCGCGAGTTCGCGCCGGACGCGTTGACGTGGGCCGACACCATGCTGCTGCGCTGGCAGAAGGAGGGCGCGCACGGCGGACAGAACGACGTTACCGTGTCGGTCGGTCGAATCGACCGCGTCTACCGTGAGGGTAACCAGCTCTACGGCGAGGGCGTCATCGACCTCGAGTCGGCCGACGGCTACGAGATCTGGCGACGGCTGGGCAACGGCTTCGCGGGTGGCATCTCGATCGACGCGGACGACATCTCGGACGCCGACGTCGAGTTCGTCTGGGCGGACGAACCGGACGGCACCGACGAGGACGACCCGCTGAAGTTGCTGTTCGACACACCTAAGAAGATGATCTTTCACGCCGGTCGAATTCGCGCCGCTACACTGGTCGACATCCCGGCGTTCGTCGAGGCACGCATCCAGCTGGGCACCCGTGAGACCGCGATCGAGGAGCTCGTCGCGGGCGCGTCGGACGAGCGCTTCAGGTTCGTCGTCGCGGCGCACAGCACGCCGACGTCGGACGCTCCCTGGGACGCTAGCTCGACCGTCCGACGACTGCCGAACGTGCTGCCGCTGGAGCTCGCTGAGGCCGCGTACGCGTGGCACGGCGAGGACGTCAACGGCCGAGTCGGCAAGACCGACTGTCGATTCCTACACCACGAGGTCGACGAGGACGGCACCGTCGGTGCGGCTAACCTGACCGCATGCGCGGCCGCGATCGCCGAACTGCGCACCAGTGGCGTCAGTGACGTCGAGCGCGCGACGATCTACGCGCACATGGCGGCGCACCTGCGTGACGCCGGGCAGGAACCGCAGCCGCTCGAGGATCGTGAGTCGATCGCGGCGGCCATCGTCCTGGACGACTGGCGACCCGAGTCGAGCTGGTTCGTCAACCCGAACCTGTCGGTACCAACCGGTATCACGGTCACCGACGAGGGTCGCGTCTACGGTCACGCCGCGCAGTGGGGTGAGTGCCACATCGGCTTCAGTGACCAGTGCGTCACACTGCCGGCTGAGGACGCGCACCCGTACTTCATGACCGGCGAGTTGGTCTGCTCGGACGGCACGCGCGTCGCGGTCGGACAGATCACGGTCGGCACCGGACACGCACCGTTGTCGTACCGCGCGTCGCACGCGGCGGAGCACTACGACAACACCGGCGCATCGGTGGCCGACGTCGCCGTCGGCAACGACAAGTTCGGCATCTGGGTCGCCGGTGCGATCCGCGCGAGCGTTGCCGCGTCGCGTGTACACGAGCTGCGCGCGTCCGGTCGCGTATCTGGCGACTGGCGACGCATCGGTGGCCAGCTGCGACTCGTCGGTCTACTGGCCGTCAACGTACCGGGCTTCCCGATCCAGGCACCGCGCGCTCGCGTGGCGTCCGGTGCGCCACAGGCTCTGATCGCGGCCGGTCGAACCACGGTCGGCAGTGGTCCGGACGTAGCGCCCAACGACGAGCAGCTCGATCAGCTCGCGATGAAGCGCGTCATGGGACTTCTCGTGCAGCGCGTTCAGTTGTCGAGAGGTCGACTGTCGCTGACGGAGGAGGCAGACTAGTGGGTTGCAACTGCAACAAGCGTAAGCAGCGCGTCCTACGTCAGGAAGAGATGCTGGCCGAACGCGCGGCTCGGATCGCGTCGGCGAGCCCCACCCCGTCGACACCTGAACCGACGTGGCGACCTGAGAATGGACCGTACTCGAGGACTGGTACCGAGAGCACGGCACAGTAGTTATGTTCGCCTGTTACGCTACATCGCAGGCAGGAAAGCCGTCAAAAGTGCGCGAGCTACGCTCGCTCTTTACGTAAACAAGGAGTGACGCAATGCCTGAGGAGCTTGTGCACATCCCCGAGGACCTCACGCTTGTCAGCGACAAGGAGCTCGAGGAGTACGGCACACAGGCCGTCAAGGAGTTTGACCGCATCAACACGCTGGACGAGGTGACTCCCGACACCGTCCAGTACGGCATGCGTCTCGCCGACGACGTGGATCGCATCCGCGCCGAGATGGCCGCGCGCAAGGCTCGCGCCGAGGAGGCTGCGCGCGTTGCGCAGTCTAAGCTGCTCAGCGATCAGCAGAACCTCAGGTTGCGCGTTCACGGACCGGGCGACGACAACGCCGCCGGTGTGCAGCCGGGTGACTTGACTCCGTCGGTCGACGCTGAGAGTATCGCCGCCGCCGCCGCGCGAGGCGCGACTGCCGCTCTCGTGTCCGTGCTCGGTGACCGCGTCGCCGGTCGTGAACTGACGCGCGTCATGGATCGTCCGTCGCTGTCCGACGCTCGTCGGTACGCGCCGCAGTCGGACCTGCCGAAGCAGAAGCTCGCCGTCACAGCGTCGGTCGACATTCCGGGCGTCGCACGTGGCGAGGGCGTCGACGACCTGAACCGTCTCGTGGACATCGTCCAGCGCAAGGCGAAGTCGATGCCGGTCTCGAACGGCAACCCGAACATGCAGCTCGTAGCCTCGATCCGTAACGAGTTCGAGCACACCATCGACGACCGTACCGCTCCCGGTCAGGTCGCCGAACTCTTCGAACACCTCACTTCGCAGGACAAGAAGGACTCTCTCGTCGCGGCTGGCGGCTGGTGCGCCCCGTCCGAGATCCGCTACGACTTCTTCAACATCGCCTGTGAGGACGGTCTGATCGACCTGCCGACGTTCGGTGTGTCGCGTGGTGGTATCCAGTTCCCCGTCTCGCCGTCGCTGGCTGACGTGTTCGGTACCACCAACCAGGCGTTCGGTGGCTTCTCGGAGCCGTTCTCGGGCACGTCGATTCCGTGGCTCTGGACCGAGGCTGACGACATCGCGGCCGTCACCGGTTCGCCGACCAAGCCGTGCATTCGCGTCCCATGCCCGACGTTCGACGAGGAGCGCCTGGAGTGCTACGGCCTCTGCGTCACCGCCGGTAACCTGACCGACGACGCGTATCCCGAGGCGACGCGTAACTTCCTGCAGCTGATGATGGCCGCGCACGCGCACGCCATCAACGGCCGTCTGATCGCGCACATGGTGTCGCGGTCCAGCGCGGCCATCGACACCGGCTCGTTCGCCGTCACCGGTCAGCCCGTGTACCAGCAGGTGTACGGCGGTCTGTCGCTCGCCGCGACCGACTACCGCGCTCGCTACGGCATGTGCGAGGGCGACGTCCTCGAGGCCGTCGCGCCGTTCTGGCTCAAGGCCGTCATCCGCGCCGACCTGGCGTGGCGCAACGGCGTCGACGTCCGGCAGGTCTCGGACGGTGAGATCAACTCGCACTTCGCGGCACTCAACGTCCGCGTGCAGTGGGTCAACGACTGGCAGGTGCGCGGTGCGGGTCAGTTCGGTAACGCCACCGAGATCGACGACTGGCCGGTCAGCGCGACGATCATGCTCTACGCGGCCGGTACCTTCATCAAGGGCAACGGCCTGTCGCTCGACCTCGGCGTGGTTCGCGACTCGACGCTCAACGAGACCAACGACCACACGGCCGCCTGGTCCGAGGAGTGCCACCTGATCGCGATGGTCGGACACGAGTCGCGCCAGTACACGATCAACTTCTGCGTCAACGGTAAGACCGGTGGCCAGCTGGCGGCTGGCGCGGCTTGCACCAACCTGTAAGCCGTACCGCGTGACGTGGTCGTGGAACACTCGAGGGAGGTGAACGTCGGTGGCCGGACCCCGACAGCTAGTCGACGCGCCGACGTTCACACCTTCGCCGTACGGGCTGCTGAGCGTCGTTCAGACGCCGGCGCTCGGTGACGCGCACTGGCAGAACGGTGTCACCTGGACGTCGTACTGTCCCGACGCCGGTGCCGCGACGTACGACGAGTGCATCGCGGTAACCGGCTCCGGCGGTCCGCCGCCGGAGCCGTCGGTTAAGACACCGAACGTCGACACCTCGCACCGTGGGGCGACGCCGTTCACGGTGTACGCGCGGTTCGACTGCGCCACGGTCGGCAACGATGCGGCGGTCGATACCGCACGTGAGGCGCTCGCGCGGACCGAGACGTTTCAGGTCGAGCAGTCGTTCTGGACCGGAATCGTCGACGGTCGCACACTCGCGTTTCCGCACCTGGCGGCTAACGCTCAGGTACTGGACTCGTCGGGCATCATCCTGCAGTCGGCGGCCAGTCCGGCGGCGACCGGCGGTGCACTGGACATTGCGACCGGACTCGGCCTGCTCGAGCAGGAGCTCGCGGACTGCTTCGGCGGTACCGGTGTCATTCACGTACCGGTAAAGCTACTGCCGACGCTGGATGCGCTGGGACTGCTGCGCGTCGTCAACGCGCGCAACGTCGGCAGTGGTCAGTTCGATCGACAGCTCCAGACGCTCAACGGTAACCTGGTAGCGGCCGGTGCAGGTTATCCAGGTACCAGTCCGACGGGTGCCGCACCGACGCAGGACACGACGTGGATCTACGCCACCGGTCCTGTGTTTATGCGACGCGGTGACGTCAAGATCGCGTCACGCAACCAGTCGATCAATCGTGAGACCAACGACGTGCAGATGATCGCGGAGCGCACGTACGTACTCGGCTTCGACTGCTGCCTGGTGGCGGTCCAGGTCAACCTCGGGACACCTTAACAGGAGTGACTTATGGCTATCTGTGCAGCTCCCATTAAGGGAACCCACCTGCGTGTCGTCGCGGTCGACGACTGCGGTGCGCCGGTCACCGGCGCGGGCGCGCTGTCGATCGTCACCAAGGGCTTCGTCCAGGTTCAGATGGAGCCGGACTACGAGGAGGGCGAGGAGTTCGTCGAGCGCAACGCGGACGGCGAGCTCTGCGTCAACCAGAAGGACCGCCCGTCGCTGAAGCGGTACCAGCTGACGGTCGACTGGTGTGACGTCGACCCGGTGCTGGCCGCGTACGTCATGTCGGCGCGACTGCTCGACACGGCGGTGACGCCGGTCACCGGCACCGGTTGGGCCATGGCCGAGGGCGAGCCGGCGAACAAGTTCTCGATGGAGGTCTGGCAGCGCGTAGCGGGGTCTGGCGCGTGCGACGCGTCTGGTACACAGCGGTACATCTACAACGCCTGGCCGCACGTTGGTAACACCATGGTTGGCACGTACACGATCGAGAACGGCCGCTCCACGCTTCAGTTCGTCGGCGAGACGTTTCCGGCGTCGACGCTGTGGGGTGACGGACCGGGCGCGACGTCGTGGCTGCCCGTCGGCGAGGTCGTCGAGGCCGACGAGCACTGGCTCTGGAACATCACCACTACCGCACTACCGACCGCGCAGTGCGGACCGGGGACGCTGGCGTAGTGTCACCGCAGCTGTGGTACTGCCCCAACTGCGACGCGCAGGCCCGGACGGTCGACGCGGCGCTCCCGATGCACACCTGCGTCGGGATCAAGGGTCTGGTAGCACCGCTGGTCCTGCAGGGAACGAAGGCTAAGACCGAGACGCGCGAGCGCGAGGACTACGTCGGCAGGGAGCTCGCCCAGGTCGACGGCGAGGGCAACGTCGTCATGTCAACCGTGACGACGCGCGACGACGGACAGGACTGCACGATCTACGTCGGTACCGCCACGGCGGTATCGACCGACTAGCTGGAGAGAATATGGCCTGGTCCTCGAGCGAGATCTTTCGGTCCTACGTCGAGGACCTGATCATCGCGGCGAACTTGACGACGTACGGCGGTCTGGACGCCGACACGATCAAGGTGGCGCTCTACAACAACAGCATTACGCCTGATCAGAACGCAGCAGCGGCAAGCACGGCGTACAACACCGGTCAGTGGGCTAACACCAACGAGGTTTCACAGGCTGTGCAGTGGCCGGCCGCCGGTGTCACGTTGTCGGGGCAGTCGGTCAACGCCGGCACCGCCGGTGTGGTGTTCTTCGACGGAACCGACACGGCGTCCGGCTCGGCGGCGACGCTCGCTAACGTCTTCGGCTGCCTGGTCTACGACGACACCGTGACGGCCACCGCTGACCGTGGGATCTGTTACAACTACTTCGGAGGTTCGCAGAGCGTCACGAACGGAACGCTCACGCTGGTCTGGAACGCCAGCGGCATCTTCCGGTTTACGCTGTAGCGACATGACTACGCCGCGCAAATCGGGGGTAGGAACCATGGCCGTACTTCCGGACGTGGATCGAAATCGCGTGTATCGCTACTTCATGCGACAGCAGCTCGGCAACGCCGGATTTACCAAGGACCAGTTACAGGCGGCGGTTAACGCGATCGACACGTTTCTCGAGGATAACGCCACCGCCGTCAACAACGCCTTCCCGGCGACGTTTCGAACGTCCGCGACGACCGCGCAGAAGGCGGCGGTCGTCGGGTTCGTCGCGATGCGTCGCGCTGGACTGCTGAGAGTGGAGGAGGACGGGTAAGTTGGCAACCGTCTACCACCTGCTCGACCCGGGCGCGGCGCAGTTCCTAGCGACCGCGTTTCCAGCGCTGGTAAAGAACGGTACTAACTTTCCTGTAGTGGGATTAGCGTACGATGCCACAACGATTGAAGCTGCGTTTTGGCACTTTCGTGCTGTTCGCTACGGTTCGGGTAACTTAACAGTTACCGTCGAGTGGTACGCCGATACGGCGACGACCGGCGACGTCACGTGGGGTGTTCAACTGGCGGCGATCACGCCGAACACCGACACGCAGGACGTCGAGACGAAGGCGTTGGCGACGGCCAACACGGCGACCGACAGTCACCTGGGTACGACCGGTCAACGACTGCACACGATCGACGTGACGGTCAGCAACCTCGACTCGCTGACGTTGGACGACGCCGTGTGGATTAGGATCTATCGCGATACCGGTGCTAGCGATACGATGGTAAACGATGTGATCCTAACTCTAGCGACACTCTCCTACTCTGACACGTAGGAGGTCGCGTGGCCGTTCGCTTCGACGCGGCGGAGGAGTACGTCTCTACGCTGACTCTCGGTTCGCAGACGAACTTCTCGTTCACCTGTTGGGGCCTGATCTCGGTCGACCGCAACACGTGGTCGTCATTCTGGTCGTTCGACGCTAACACCGACGGCACGGCGATGATGCTGCAGACCGATGAGGACGGTCAGAGCCTGATCTTGTACGACGACAACGCGCCCGGGCAGGTCGCGAACGGCGTCGCGCAGACGGTCGGCAGCTGGTACTTCATGGCCGTCACCGTCTCCGGTACGTCCGGCACGCTGTACTGGCGAACCGCGAACACGTTAACGCTGTCGACGGACACCTGGACGAGTGCAGCGCGCACGATCACACGTATGCTGATCGGTAACAACCGGTACGGCGAGTTCCTGAACGGCCGCGTCGCGGCGTTCAAGTTTTGGCAGGCCGGGCTGACCGCCGCTGAGGTCGCGCAGGAGTCGATGCAGTACCAGCCGTACCGCACAGCGAACCTACGCGTGTACCTACCGTTCGTGACCAGCGCGGCGGTCGACTTCTCGGGTAACGGCACGACGTTCACCGGCGGCGCGACCGTCGCACGCGAAGACGGGCCGCCGATCTCGTGGCACGCACGAACTCCCAGTGGTCTCATCCTGCCCAGCGGTACGGCGGCGACCAACGTCAACGTCACGGAGGCGACCGGCACCGGTGACGCGCAGACGGCCGCTGCGTCGATCTCGAGTAACCCAGCGGCTGCGACGGCGACCGGTGACGCGCAGACTCCAACGGCAAACGTCGGACCGAGTCCGACGGCCGCAACGGCAACCGGTGACGCAAGCAACGCGTCCTCGTCGATCGCGGCGAACGGCAACGCGGCGACCGTTACCGGCGACGCGAATACGCCGAGTGCCGCACTGTCGAGTAACCCAGACGTCGCGACGGCGACCGGTGCCGCGTTCGATCCTGCCGTAACGATCAGCGAGTCGGTCACGGTCGGTCGTGCAGACGCGATCGGGCAGGCGAACGACACCTCCGCTGCCGTGTCGGTTCCGGTCGACAGCGCGACCGGTATCGGCACCGCGTTCGACGTCAGCGCGACTACGCAGACGCTGACGAACGTCGACGTTCCGACCGCCACCGGTACCGGCGCGGCGAACGACGCGACCGTCGCCACGAGCGAGTCGGCGACGCCGCAGGCAGCGCTGGCGACCGGTGCAGCTAACGACGTCACGACCACGACGTCCGAGACGGCGTCACCGGCACCCGCGCTCGCCGACGGCGCGGCGCAGGATGTCGCCATCACGACCGGCGTCGGCGTCGAGCCGGCTACCGCGACCGGTCAGGCGTTCGACGTCGACGTGCAGACCGCAGCTGAGACGAACGTCGACGTCACCGAGGCGCTGGCGATCGGTCAGGCGTACGACGCGACGACGTCGGCCTCGACGTCGCCAGCGGTCGAGGCGGCACTCGCGGTCGGCGAGGCGTACGGCCCAACGGTGACCACCGGTAACGACGCCGTCGTTCAGGTCGAAACGGCGCTGGCGACCGGTCAGGCGGTCGACCTCGGTTCGGTGTTGCTGACGTTCGGTGTCGACGTGGCGCTCGGCGTCGGTGCGGCGTTCGACGCAACGGTGACGACACTGACCGAGACGTCGGTTCCGGTCGGCGTGGCAGCCAGTACCGGCGAGGCGTACGACGTCACGGTGACGGCGAACAACGACCAGTTGGTAGCGGTCGGCGTCGCCGTCGGCGTGGGTACGGCCTACGACGTACTCGTGCTCGGCGCGCTACCGATCGGTCGTATTCACGCGCACGGAAACGAGCCACGCGACAACGTGAACGGGTACACTACGCGAGAGCCCAGACAGCTAGTGCAGGGCAACGAACCAAGGAGTGATGTATGATCGAGCGCCCGTTTACGCAGCTCGGATCGTTCGTCGTCGGCGAGGTTCCGTTCCCGCTGGACTACCAGTACCTAGACGCGGACGGTCAGCCGATCGACCTATCAGGTTTCGTCAACGTCGTGTTCAACTGGGGTCACCTTATCCAGGGGCAGATCGTCAACGCCGTGACCGAACCGGCAATCATAACGAACGCGACGTCGGGTATCGCTACCTACGAGTGGGACGGTGACGAGTTCGCCGAACCGGGTACGCACGCTGGTATGTTTTGGGTCAACGACGGGACGACGCAGTTCGCGTCCATTTTGATCGTCTGGCAGGTCTGCCTGCCGGTTGGCGTGCCGCCGGTCGTGTAGCCCGTTACGCTGAACACGGAGGTGGAACGTGGCGACGTACGGTCCCTGCGAGACGTGGGATCCGCTCTGGAACTGTGACGTCGCCTGCGAGTCTCCGGGCGTCACCGGTGAGGCCGCCGCTGCCGCCACCGAGGTTGTCTGGGCGCTGTCCGGTCGGCAGTTCGGACTCTGCGAGGTGACGCTTCGGCCCTGTCGACAGGGCTGCGCGACGTACCCGTGGCCGAACTCTGGTCTCGCCGGCACCTGGTCTGAGTGGCCAGGTAGCGGCTGGCTGTCCGTCGCACTGGTCGGCGGCGCGTGGTTCAACTTCGTCTGCGGTCGCTGCACCAGCGGCTGCTCGTGCACGACCGTCTCAGAGGTGCTGCTGCCCGTACCGGTCTACCGGATCGTCGAGGTTCGCGTCGACGGCACGCCGCTGGTGACCGGCGCGTACCGACTGGACGACGCCCGTCGACTGGTTCGGACGGACGGTGGTGAGTGGCCGCGCTGCAACGACCTGAACCTGGACGACACCGAGGAGGGAACCTGGTCGGTTACCGCCGAGTACGGTCGCGAGGTTCCGACGCTCGGACGGTTGGCGGTCGGCGAACTGGCCTGTCAGCTGCTGCGTGCACGAACCGGTGAGGACTGCCTCCTGCCGACGAACGTCACACAACTGATCCGACAGGGTGTCACGATCCAGATGCCGGACTCGATCGAACTACTACGACTCGGCATGACGAACCTGTACCTGGTCAACCTGTTCATCCAGACGTACAACCCGAACCGACTGACGCGTCGGTCTGGTGTTTACTCGATCGACTCGTCACCGGCCCGTCGGGTAGGTACGTAGTGCTGCGGGGACCGCGTGCCTTCTATGACGTCTCGGCGATCCTGGTTACTGGGATCGACGCCGAGCTGGCGGAGTCGCCCGCCGGTCGACCGGAGCGCGGTTGCGTCGTACCCGGTGAGATCGCCTGGGACGGCTGCGACTGCGGCGCGCTGTACGTCGCGCCGCGCAACTTCAACCTCAGTGACACGTTTCCGGACGCGTCTGACTCGAGTGGTTCGCTGCGGATCGGACCCTGCGAGCTGCCGTGGGTAGTCGCGTCGATCGAGATTCAGATCGTGCGGTGCGCACCGTCGCCGGACGGCAACGTGTTCGACGTACCTTGCAACAAGCTCGACGTCGCCGCCGAGATCTTGATCGCAGACGCGGCGCTGGTGCTGCGTCGTGCGACCGTCGAGCTCTGTCAGCTGAAGAACGACGATCAGATCGTCGACTTCATCGTCGGCGAGCAGCTCACGGTCGGACCGTCGGGTGGCTGCGTCGGCACGGCGCTGACCGTTCAGGTCGCGACCGAGAGGTAGGTGACGTCGTGGCGGTCAGCGTCCGCATCGACCTGAACTACCGGCAGATCAACCGCATCCTACGTAGTCCGACCGGTCTGGTGGCGCGCAACATGCTGCGACGCGGTCGTAAGGTACAGCGGCACGCACGTCGAAACGTGCGGTCGCGTTCTGGCCACCTGGCGCGGTCGATCGAGGTCCGGCTCGCCATGCAGTCCGGCGCACCGGGCGTCGAGGTCTACACCGACGTGCACTACGCGCTGTGGGTGCACAACGGTACCGGCATCTACGGACCGCGCGGTCGGCCGTTCGGTCCACGTCGCGCGAAGTACATGGTGTTTCGCGGTAGTGATGGAACGATCGTCCGCACTAAGTCCGTGCGCGGTCAGACGGCGAACCCGTTCTTGCGCGACGCACTGCGCTCTGCGCTTTAAGTCCCTAATTGAGCAGTGCCGTTCGACCAGGTTAGTCTGCGTCTATGACGCTCTCTGTTCCGCTGGACGACGAGATGATGGACTTCTCGTCGCCTCGTAAGTCGCTACCGTTTCGCGTGGACGGTGACGTGTTTGAGGCCGCACCCGACGTCGCAGCCGAGCTTGCCATCGAGTTCATGGACCTGTCGAACAAGCTCGACGAGAACGAGGCAACCGTCGAAGATCAGGTTGCCGTACTGCACGCCATGTTCAAGATGGTGCTGTTCCCGGATTCAGCCGAGCGATTCATCAGTCGACTTCGTGATCCGATGAATCCGATCGGTTACGAGAAGGTCAACCGCATCGTCAAGTGGTTGTTCGAATCGTACGGGCTGCGCCCTACCGAGCCGGACGCATCCTCGTCGAGTGGGTCCGGGAGTCAGGACGCTGGCAAGAGCTTGACGGCGAGTACCTCGGACGCGGAGTAGACCTACGACGGTTGCCGTTCAGTCGATTCCTCAACGTGGTGTATCACGCGATGTTGTCACGACTCACGTACGACGAGAAAAACCCCGACCAGCCGCGTAGACTACTCGATCAAGAGCTGGGTGTCAGTGGCTGGCGCACGATCGGTAGTTCGCAACCAGTTAGGCAGAAGAACGTACAGGATAACGCACCCGCGTGGTGGCAGGGCGACGAGGAGGCCTCGCAGTCGTTCATGCAGTCTATGCGAGTCGTAGTTACCGACGGGAGTAAGTGATGACCGCACCCGGTGGCGCGAGCGTCATCGGGCGCGCGATCATTAAGATCATTCCGGACGTCAAGGACTTCGCCAAGAAGTTGCGCACGCAGTTGCACGCGGTCAACTCGCAGCTGCGCGGCCTACAACGAGACCTACGTCCGGTTAACAACTCGCTGCGGTTCCTGGCGAGAAACGCCACCGGTATCGTACCCGGCATCAAGTTGGCGACACTGTCACTGCGTGCGCTCGCCGCGCAGGCGATCGTCGGCGGAGTCGTATCACTCTCAGCTGCCGTGTATGAAATGGCGGGATCGTTACTACTCATTCCAGCCGGTGCGGTCGCTGCCGCGTCAGCTATGGGCACACTCCGCGTTGGGTTTAGCGGCGTCGACAAGGCGTTGAAAGACTTTCCTAAGGGAACCGAGGAGTTCACAGAACACCTCGACGGAATGTCGAAGAACGCGCGTAAGACCGGACTAGTTCTCGAGTCGCTGCGCTCCCGCCTAGACGCGTTCAGGAACTCAGTACAGAACGCGCTGTTCGCGGGCATGGATCGCGAGCTGTCACGCGTCGCGAACAAGCTGCTGCCGCTGGTGCAGAAGCACTTCGTATCGCTAGCGCAGATCTTCAACCAGGGGGGTAAGCAGCTCAGCTCGTTTCTGACGCAGGCCAGTACGATCGCCGACCTGCGCGGTATTACTAAGAACATCGAGGGTGGCTTCCGCGCGCTACTGCCGGCCATCAAGCCGGTCAGCCAGGCGATTCTCGACGTCGTCAGCGTCGGTGCGGACTTTCTTCCGGAGATCGGAGAGCGCGTCGCTGGACTCGCTACTAAGTTCTCAGAGTTCATCGCTCGAGCGCGCGAGAGTGGACAGCTGCGGCAGTGGATCTCGGGCGGACTCGACGCGCTCGAACAGCTCGGTCGTAGCGTCGGCAACATCATCGTCGCACTGCACTCGCTACTGACGACGGCTAAGGCGTCTGGTCTCGGTCTGATGGACACGATCGAGAAGGCGACAGTTAGGCTACGCGACTTCTTGACGTCCGCCAAGGGTAAGAACGCGGTCAGCGACTTCCTGGCTAACGCTAAGACGGCCGGTGAGGCACTGGTTCCGGTGATCGGCGCGGCGGCCGACGCGTTCTTCAACCACCTGATCCCAGCACTGGTGTCGATCGGTAAGACGCTGGCACCGGCGGTGACGACGTTCATTCACGGACTGAGCGAAGGCATCGACGCGGCGCGTCCCGGAATTGAGGCGTTCGCACGCGGTTTCGCGATGTTCCTCGAGGCTATCACGCCGGCGTTACCCGCGATCGGCGCGTTTATCGGTGCGGTCGGTCGCCTGGTCGGCGTCCTGACTGCGGGCTTCGGACCGGCCATCGCGAGCGTCGTTCAGGCGTTGTCCGGAATTCTGGTGCCGGTGCTGAACGCGATCTCGTCGATCATGGCGCTGCTGCCCGAAGGCTTCTACAAGTTCATCACAGTGCTCGGTCTGGTCATCGCGTCGATCACCGGTGTCATCGTCGTTATGCGAGGTTTCATCGGCTTTGCGCAGATCTTCGCGACCAGCCTATCGTTTGCGGCCACCGCCGCCGGAGGCGCCACTAAGGCTATGGGCGCGTTCGTGACGCTCATGCGCGGACCGTGGGGCATCGTGATCTCAGCGGCCATCGCACTGCTCGGCACGTTTGCGTTGACGTCCGATAGCGCAAGTTACAGTCAGGCTGATCTGAGTGGCGCGGCACAGGAACTGAACGCGGCGATTCGCGAACAGAACGGCATCATCGACGAGAACATTCGTAAGAAGGCGGCGCAGCAGCTATCCGACCAGGGGGCGCTCGATCTAGCAGGACAGCTCGGCATCTCGTCTGACACGCTGGTTGACGCCTACCTCGGTCAGGGTGACGCACTCGAGTACGTGCGTGGCAAGCTTGAGGAGATCGCCAACACCAAGGTTACCGGCGGCGTCGGCGTTCTTGGCGACCTGGGTGCGCAGAAGGACGCAGCTACCCAACTGCTCGGTATCTTGAACGGACTGGTCGGTGGACGTGAGGCAGACACCAGGGCACAGAACGCGCAGAAGGCAGCAGCCGACTCTGCTACCGGCGCTCTCAACGCACAGCGTGACGCCTACTACGGACTGATCGACGCGCAGTCAGCTAAGCAGAACCAGGACCTGCAGGGCATCAACGCGCAGATCGACTACCGGCGTTCGCTCGCCGCCGCACGCACCGAGTTGTCCGAAGGTGCGAAGACGTTGAACATCAACACCAAGGAGGGTCAGGACAACATGGCTGTTGTCACGCAGCTCGTCTCGCGTGGCAACGCACGGATCGCGCAACTGAAGGCGGAGAAGGCTCCGATCACCGAGGTCAACAAGGCTCTGCAGGATAACGAGCGAGACCTACTGGATCTACTGGAGCCGTACTTCAAGACGCGGCAGGCGGCGCGCAACTTCGCGATCCAGCTCGGTCTGATCCCGAAAAAGACCACCGCGCAGATCGTCCTCGAGGACAAGGCGGCACGTGCTGCGGCCGCCAGCTTCAAGCGTCTACTGGACTACGCGACGCGACCACGCACCGTGGTCGTCATGTTTAACGTGCGCGGTAACGCGCAGGCGGCGGCCGGACTACCGACTGGTGGTCGTGACATCGCCGGTCTAGCCACCGGTGGTAAGCCTAAGATGAACGAGTGGACGCTGGTCGGCGAGAACGGTCCCGAGCTCGTCGCGTTTGGCAAGGCGGCGCGCGTCTTTTCGAACTCCGAGTCCAAAGACATGCTGGTCAACCAGGATCGACTTAGTAGGTTGACGTCACGTTCGTCGTACGCGTCGCCGTCCGCGCAACGACGAGGAACGACGACCGAACAGACACCGGTCAACGTCACGGTCCAGTCGCAGCCGAAGGTTCGCGTCTTCGTCGGTGACCGCGAGCTTAAGGACGTCGTCGTTCAAGTCGTCGACACGCGTGATCGTCAGGCTAAGCGAATCACGCGCGCCGGCACCGGCATTCGAAAGGTTTAGGAGACGTCGTGCAGGAGACGCTCGGGCGACTACTGGCCGAACTGAAGAGCGACAAGGATCAGACGACCGCGTTCGATTTTCACGTCGGCACCGTGGTGACGTTCGACAGCGCGACCGGAGTTAACATTATTCGCATTCGCGGTGCACTGATCGATAACGTTCCACTGTTGAACATCGGTGACACGGTCAACCTAACTCCTGACGACAACGTCGTCGTGCTGAAGTACCTCACAGGTTACTTCATTCTCGGTCGTGTCGTACAGCCGAACTCGGAGCATCTGGCGACGGACGCAGTTGACTTTGACGGTTACCCCAACGAGGCGACCAACTTCTCGTTGTCGACGACACACGTGTCCAAGGTCACGCAGACGTACTACATGCCCGCGTGGGCACGTGGTGCGCTGTTGAACGCGACCGTCATGCTCAACGTTAAGAACAATACCGCGGGTAGTACGTTCTTCTACACACGCATGTTGATGGAGGTCAACGACGGTGCCGAACCTGACATCAGCGGCAGCGGTATGTTCTCGAACAACGTACCCGCAGGTGAGTGGGGCTTCGTGTCGTCGACATTCTCGCAGGCGTTAACGATCGTTCCCGGTACCAAGTTGCTCGTCACCGGGCAGGCTAGAGGAGACGCTGCCGTGACGGCGGAGACCGCCAACCGGATATCTCTTAACGTATCGTGGGCGTATCGACGCAACGGTGCGTTTGGGGTACCGCCGTTGGCACCGTAGGAGTCAACGTGACCGACGTCGAGACGTCCGATCCGCAAGGTGAATCACTCACACCACAGACACTAGAGCAGCAGGAGAAGATCGTAGAGGAGTTAGAGACGCAACGTGCAGATCAGACGGGTGACTAAGGAGTAGACGTGGCGTGCAGTCTGTCGTACGACGCTACGCTAGGACGCGTACGCGTCGACGCGACGTCGCTGGGCGGTACCGCCGTCACAGCGACCGTCGAGCGCAGTGACGACGCCGGATCGACGTTCGCGTTCATTCGCGGTGGTACTGGAATCCCGGTCAGCGGCGGTGCCACGTTGCTGACGACGGACGACTACGAGTACACGATCGGTCACCAGCTGACGTACCGCGTACGCGGTCAGAACTCCAGCGGTGCGCAGACCGCGTCGACGACCTGTACGATCACGGTCAACCAGACCCAGGTCTGGCTTAAGTCCGTCGAACGCCCGTTTCTGAACCGCGAGCTGGACTGCGTACTCAACCCGTCGCCGATCGGTCGCGAGTCGCGTGGCGGGATCTTCGATATCCTCGGTCGAAGCTTTCCCGTCGCGGTCACCGACGTTCGAAGTGGACTGAACGTCAATCTGCGGACGGTGACACGAACGTACGATGAGCAGGAGGGACTCGATTTTCTCCTGGCGTCTGGCGACCTGCTGTACCTACAGACGACGGCGACGTTTCCGCTGAGTTCGATGTTTGTCGCTGTCGAGAACACCGAGGAGGACCGTCCGGTCCGCAACCGAGATTGCGACGTCGACATACGAAGTTTCACGTTGCCGCTCGTTCAGATCGAGCTGCCGGAGGACGACGTCGTCGGTCACACGTTCTCGTGGTACTCAGTCATCGTGACGTACTCGACGTGGTCCGACGTCATCGCGGACAATGCTACCTGGGCTGATCTACTCGAACACGTCGCTGAGCCGAGCGAGGTGATCATTCCGTGACTGTGACTCTGACGTACGACAGCACATTAGCGCGCGTGCACGTCAACGCGACCGGACTCGGCAGCGCGACGTCCGCCACGGTCCAGCGATCACTTAACCAGGTAGTCTGGACGACCGTGCGCGGTGCTTCGCAGGTTCCGGTCACTGCCGGTGTACTAGCCACGGTCGACGACTACGAGTTTTCGTCAGACGTCGTCAACTACTACCGCGTGGTCTACCCGAACACGATCACGTTCATCAACGCCGGCACAGCCGCGCACGCAGCCAACGCGAGTGTGACGCCGACCGTGCCGGCCAGCTCGACAATCAACGACCTACTACTCATCTGGGCGGCTACGCGTTCGTCTGGCCAAGGCGTCCCGAGCGTACCGACCGGCTACCAGCTGCTCGTCGACGCCGCGAACGCACGACTGTTCGGTAAGATTCACGACGGTAGCGAGCCTAACCCGACCGTCAACTTCACGGGCACCGGCGGCGCGACCATGTCGTTCTCGGCGCAGATGGCGACGTTTCGTAACGCGCAACTCGCGTACGTCGACGCAGCCGGTGCGCTGAACGCAACGGCGCAGAACATCGCGGTACCCGACCTGACGGTCACGCAAGATAACTCGGTCGTCCTAGCACTCGGCTGGAAGCAGGACGACTGGACGTCGGTCACGTCACCTAGCGGCTTCACCGAGATCGGTGAACCGTCGACGACGCTCGGCGACGACCAAGGCATCACGTGGGGACGACTGATCCAGACCAACGCGCTTCCGGTCACCAGCGCCGTGTTCACAGTTACCGGCGGTGCGACCGCCGTGTCGCGTGGCGTCTCGGTATCGATCCCACCGACGACCAGCTCGCAGTCGTCGTCGATCACACCGTCACTGGACGGAGTCTGGCTTAAGTCGCTCGGTCGACCGTTTCTGAACCGACTGCTGAACTGTGCGCCCGATCCCGGACGCATCTCGCGTGACAACCGTGGACCGATCAGTGTGACCGTCGGTCACTCGCTGCCGTCCGCTGGCAGCGAGCTACGTGGCTCACGACGACTGACGATCGACCTCGTGTTCACATCGATCGACGACCGGCTGGCTATGAACGTCATCATCGGTACCGGTGACCCACTGTTCATTCACACGCCGTTCCACCACCCACTGCCAACGATGAACGTGATCGTCGACAACTCGACCGAGACTCGACCACTGCTGGATCGACTCTGCAATCGAGATCTACGCGTCTTCACGCTACCGCTGATCGAGGTCGCCGCGCCGGGCGCTGGCGTCGTAGGTTCAACCAGTACGTGGCAGACCGTAATCGACGAGTACACCGACTGGGCGGAAGTCGTCGACGACAAGGACACGTGGCTCGCGTTGATCGAAATCGTCGGCAGTGTTACCGAGGTTGTGGTGCCGTAGTGAGACCGGTCAGCGACGCGTTTCTCTCCACGATACGCGGTAGTCACAAGATGTTCTCGCGCGTCAAGGTGCTCACGGCGTACCAGGAGGGTACCGCACCGACGGGCGTCGAGATCCGAATCGTCGACGGTGACGTGCGTGCCGACGCCAAGGCGGACGTCCGTCAGACCGTCGACATCACAACACTCGGTATACGACGCTGGCCCGCGAGTACGGACAGCTTGCTGACGCCGTACGGGAACGAGCTGTTCGTCGAGCGTGGTGTCGACTACGGCAACGGCACTGTCGAGATCGTGCCACTCGGCTACTTCCGCATCGACTCGGTCGACCAGGATGAGGGACCAGACGGCGACATTCAGATCTCGGGCAGCGACCGCATGGTCGGTATCATCGACGGTCGCATTCCTATTCCGATCCAGTTCGCCAGTGGAACGACGATCGCTGAGGTCTTCGACACGCTGGTCCACGAGATCTATCCGACCGCGACGATCCTCTTTGACTTCGACGCAGACGCGGCACAGTTTGACACAACGCACGTCGCGGAGGAGGATCGCTACCGCTTCCTAGCCGACATCGCGAAGTCGTACGGTAAGATCATGTTTTGGGACTATCGTGGACAACTTCGAATCGAGGATCCACCCGATCCGACCGTGCCCGTCTACGAGGTCAACGCCGGTGCGAACGGCGTCCTCGTCAGACTGTCACGTGAACTTACGCGTGACGGCGTCTACAACGCCGTCGTGGCGACCGGCGAGACGACCGACGACACCGTGCCACCGATTACGGCCGTCGTCTATGACACCAACCCGGACAGCCCGACGTACTGGTTCGGCCGGTTCGGTAAGGTACCTCGGTTCTACTTCTCGTCGTTCTTGACGTCAGCGTCGGGTGCGTTGTCTGCCGCACGTTCGATCCTGCTGCAGGCGGTCGGTCTGCCGTTCAACATCAACTTTCAGACCGTGCCCAATCCGGCGCTCGAGGTGTTTGACGCGATCACCGTCACGGCGCGCGACGGTTCGGTCGTTCACGTACTCGACACGCTCTCCACGCCACTGACCGCCGACCAACCGCAGACCGGAACGACGCGTACACGCGTTACGCTCGACTCCGGTGAGGAGGTATTCTAAAGTGCCCACGACACCTATCTTCGCGTTTCCCTACCCAGCACTGACCGACCCGCCTAACGGTGCAGCGCAGATCCAGGCGCTCGCTGAGGCCGTCGAGACCGAGCTCAACGCGACGAACGCCGACATCACGGCGCTACAGACGGTCACCAACAAGTTTGCTACCGGCGCGACGGTGCAGAACTTTCAGGCAGCGCTAGCCAACTTCACGTCGACGTCGTTCACCGAGACGTTCACGACCAGTAACACGCCGGCGCAGATCGCATTCGTCGCACCGCCGTCGGGCGTCGTGCTGATCCACATGCGTTCGTGGTTGGACAACAACCTCACTGCCGGTCGAACCTACGTCGGTTGGGTACTGCGCAACGGTGCCGTCATCGGCTCGGGCACGACGGTACTCGCGGCGAGCGACGCGCGCGCGATCCACAACATGAGCGCTGAGGACAACGAGTACGGAGCGACGTTCTACGTCTCGGGACTAACGGCGGGGAACAGCTACAACGTTCGCAACGCCGGTCGCGTCACGTCGGGAACGGGTGAGTCGCAGAACCGTGAGCTGATCGTGCAGCCGATCTGGCAGTGACGACACCGCGTAGTATCTCACTATGATCTCAGTACTGGTACCGACCCGCAACCGGCCGGACAACGTCAAGCGACTACTGACGTCGGCGTTCGACACGGCCGACACCGAGGTCGAGTTCATCTTCTACGTCGACCGCGACGACCCTCGCCGGCAAGAGACACTGGACGAGATCTTCGGGCACGGCGCGCAGGTCGTCTACGGCGGTGAGGAACGCATCGTCCTGTCGCAGATGTGGAACCTCTGCGCCGAGGCGGCCTACTACCCGGTGATGATGCACTGCGGCGACGACATCGTCTTTCGCAGCGACGGTTGGGACGCGCGCGTCCTAGCCGAGTTCGAGGCCAGCGACGATAAGATCCTGTTCGTCCACGGTGACGACGGATTCCAGCACGATCGAATCGGCACGCACGGCTTCCTACACCGTAACTGGGTCGACGCGATCGGCTACTTCGTGCCACCGTACTTTTCGAGCGACTACAACGACTTGTGGTTGACCGAGGTCGCCGACGCGCTGGGTCGTCGCCGCTACCTACCGGACGTCTACACCGAGCACATGCATCCGGTCGCCGGCAAGGGTGAGTGGGATCAGACGCACCAGGAACGACTGGTGCGACACCAGCGGGACGACGTCGGCCGGATCTACGCGCAGCGCGCGTCGGAGCGACAGAACGACGTCGCGCTGTTGCGCACGTTCATCGAGAGTTACGGTGATAAGTGACTACGTGGGAGCAGCACGTTGCAGCTTGGTCACAGCCACCGGTCGACGACGTGGGATACGTCTCGTCAGCTGAAATGCGCACGTGGTCGAACAGGAAGCTCAAGGCTACCGTCGACCGAATGCGTCGTACGCGGTACAGCGGAACACGTAACCACGAGAACCGTTGGCGTGACGTCATGGGTCTCGATGAGCTGACCGGAAAGGACGTGCTTGACTTCGGTTGCGGTGTCGGCGTCGAAGCCCTCGAGTTGTCGATCGCCGGTAACTTCGTCGCGCTGGCGGACTTGAGCGAGGACAACGGCTGGCTCGCCGCACGCGTGCTGGCGTTATACGACCAACTACCGACGAACGTGCACCTAGTCTCCGATCGCTACCCGTACGTCGACTCACCGAGTGGCTCGTTTGACGTGTTCTACTGCAACGGTGTACTGCACCACGTACGGTGGCCACGCGCGATCGTGAAACGTGCGCACGAGTTGTTGCGTCCCAGCGGCGAGATCCGACTCATGGTGTACTCCGACGTCGGCTGGCGGATCGCGACCGGCACCGAACCACCACGTGATGCAACCGAGCGTCACGCTAGGTTCGACCAGTTCGTACGCTTCTTCGACGACGTCGGCGACTACGCCGACTGGTACGACTCCGCTAAGCTGACCACGTGGTTCGGTGACCTCTTCGACGTCGAACGTTGTGAGTACCTGACACCAGACGGCCGCTACCTCGGTGCCGTCCTAAGGAGAAGATAGTGTGGGTCATCAACGGATTCGACGCGGCAGATCTCGCGTAGCGCTATGACGACGTGGACGATACTCATTGCGACCGTCGGTCAGCGACGGTCTCGATTTGAACGTCTACTGACCGGACTGCTCGCGCAGACCGAACCGTACGACGGCAACGTCACCGTGTGCGCGTACTACAACCACGGTGAGCAGCTGCTCGGATGCGTACGGCAGGCGTTGCTCGAGCACGCTACCTCCGACTACGTGTCGTTTGTCGACGACGACGACGAACTACCCGACTATCACGTTGCACGCGTCATGGCGTGCCTTGACGCCGACGTCGACTACGTAGGATGGCGTATGCAGACGTACGTCGACAAGAGAAAACTGCTTCCGACGTTTCACAGCCTTAAGAATCCTCCGTACGCTGTACGTCGTCACGGTCACTATCGTGACGTTAGTCACCTCAACCCAATCCGTCGTCAACTGGCGTTGCTGGGTGACTTTCGACGCGGTGATCCGCCCGAGGATATGAGCTGGGCTGACCAGGTGCGTGGACACGCTAAGACTGAGTGTTACATTGACGACATCATGTATTTTTACCACTCATCGTCGACCGACACGCTGTGGCGTCCGAATCGCGTCATGAGTCGCGACCGTCCCAGACGAACGCCTATTCACCACGAAAACTTTTCGTACCATCCGGCGAGTGCGCTGTGACACGAACCGTACTCGTCACCGGCGGCGCGGGCTTCGTCGGCAGTCACCTGATCCAGCGCATCCTCGAGGAGACCGACTGGGACGTGATCAGCGTCGACTCGTTCACGTCTGGCGGTAAGTTCGTCAACCTGCTCGAGGCCTGCAACTGGGATCGAGAGCGTGTGATGTCGATCACGCACGACCTAACGGTTCCGTTCACGGCGCGACAGACTGACTTCGCACTGACGCACGGCGTCACGGACGTCGTTAACGTCGCCTCGCGGTCGCACGTCGACGAGTCGATTCGCGACCCGTTGACGTTCGTCGACAACAACGTGCGGCTGACGCTGAACGTGCTGGACTTCGCGCGCGACATACGCGTTGACCGGTTCGTGCAGATGTCGACCGACGAGGTGTATGGGCCTAACGAACCGACCAGCGTCACCGACTACCAACCGTCGAGCCCATACGCGGCGTCGAAGGCCGCGCAGGAGTCACTCTGTCTGGCGTGGGCGCGCACCTACCGACTGCCGTTGACGATAGTGAACAGCGCGAACATGATCGGCGAACGCCAGCAGGACGGCGCGTTCCTGCCGATCGTCGTCGACGACCTGCGGAACGGTCGTATCGTTCAGGTGCACACCGCCGACGGCAAGCTCGGGACTCGACACTACTCGTACGTCGGCAACGTCGTCGACGAACTGCTCGCCGAGCTACGTCGCGGTAGGCCGGCAGGTCGACTTCAGCTGCCCGGTCAGCGGACGTTCAACAACCTCGAACTGGTCGAGGCGGCCGCCCGTATCGTCGGTGTCACTCCCAAGTGGCAGGTGTACGACGTGACGCAGTATCGACCCGGATACGATCAGCACTACCCAGTGCTGCCCGGCAACTGGACGCCACGCGTCACGTTCGACGATGCACTGGAACGCACCGTGAGGTGGTACCTCGACCAGTAGGAGAGCGTGTGAGTAGCGTCGGTTGGATCGGACTCGGGAAGCTCGGTGCGCCTTGCGCTGCCGCACTCGCCTACCACGGTGAGCACGCCGTCTGGGGCTACGACGTTCGCGGCGTCGATCCCAACGAGTACACGTGGGAGGGACTACCTCCCATCGAACTCTGCGACACGGTAGCCAAGGTGGTCGCCGAGACCGACAACGTCGTCTACGTCGCAGTCCAGACGCCGCACCCACTGGCGTACGGCGGCGAGACGGTCGCGCCAACAACGCCGCGCGAGTTCGAGTACGCCTACCTGGTCAACGCCGTACGTGAGGTCTGCAACGAGGCCGAGCTTCAGCGCAAGGAGATCACGCTGGTCGTGGTCTCGACGGTCCTGCCCGGTACGTTCGACCGCTACCTACGACCGCTGCTGAACCCCTGGGTAAAGCCGGTCTACCACCCGTTCTTCATCGCCATGGGGACGGTCGTCGACGACTTCATCAATCCAGAGATGATTCTCTTTGGTGCCGATCACCATCCGGACGTGGTACCCGTCGAGCAGCTGTACCGGCCGATTCACGACGCGCCTAACCCAACCACGTCGATCGCGTCGGCCGAGCTCACCAAGGTCGCGTACAACACGTTTATCTCGATGAAGATCGTGTACGCGAACACGATGGCCGAGATGTGCGAGGCGACCGGTGCCGACGTCGACGACGTGATCGACACACTCGAGTACGCCACGGATCGGATCATCTCGACGAGGTATCTGCGCGCTGGCATGGGTGACGGCGGTGCGTGTCACCCGCGCGACAACGTTGCGCTGTCCGCGCTGGCGCAACGCTACGGACTGTCCGTCGACTTGATGGGCTTTCTAACGCGAGCGCGTGAGGCACAGACCGAACGACTGGCCGACCTGGTACTGCACTGGCGAGAGTTGACTGGACTGGCGGTGATCGTTCTCGGTCGGTCGTATAAGCCAAACGTCGAGATGATGTCCGGTTCACCGGCTATCCTACTCGCCGAGTACCTACGTGATCGTGAGTTGCAGTTTCGTCACTTCGAGTACTTCGACGGCGACGTCGGACTCTACCCAGCGCTGTACGTTCTGGCGACGAAGCACGAACAGTTTCGCACGGTCGAATTTCCGAAGGGTAGCGTCGTCATCGACCCGTTCGGTTATGTCCCGAAGTTGTCGGAAGTCACGGTAGTCACGCCGGGACGAAAGCGGTGACGCCCGACGTCGCAGTCTGCATTCCGACGTTTCCCGAACGAGAGCATCTGCTGCGACGCGCCGTCGAGTCGGTCAGCGTGCAGACGTACCAACCGATAGACGTCTGCGTCGCGTCGGACACCGACGCCGAGGGCGCTGGACCGACGCGTAACCGCGCCTGGCAGCTGGCTGGTACCGACTGGATAGCGTTCCTGGACGACGACGACGAACTGCTGCCCAATCACGTCGAGCTGCTGCGGCGTTGTGCGGACGAGACCGGTGCGGATCTGGTGTACCCGTGGTTCACGATCGTGGACAACGCCGGCAACGACATCACGCGCAACGACCCGCTGCGCATCCGGGTCGGCAACAGGTTGATCACGCCGTTCGGGTTGCCGTTCGGCGACCTCCACCGTGAGGAGCTGCGGACGCGCAACAACTTCATCCCGATTACGGTGCTGGTGCGCCGTACGCTGCTCGAGGAGGTCGGTGGCTTCCCAACGTTGAACAGTCCCGAGTGGCCCGAGAACTGCTGCGAGGACTGGGCGCTGTGGCGAAAGCTACTGGACGTAGGAGCTACGTTCGCGCACGTTCCCGAGCGTACGTGGCGGTGGCACTGGCACGGCGGTAACACGTCGGGTCGACCGTGGAAATCCGCGGGCTCAAGGAGACGACGGTGACTGAAGATCTACACGTGGTCGTGTACCCAGCTGACCGGTACGGCTGTGGTCACTTCAGAACGATCTGGCCCGCCGAGGCGCTTCAGCGTCAGGGCGTCGACGTCACGATCGTGTCCAACCAGCAGCGCCACGTCGAAATGGTCATCGACGATCGTGACGACACGGTAGTCGACGTCAACATCCCACCGCAGGCCAACGTCGTCGTCCTCCAGCGCGTCACGCACAAGTATCTGGCGCAAGCGGTCAGCGTCATTCGACGTAAGGGCGTGGCGGTCGTCATCGACGTCGACGACGACCTGACGTCAATTCACCCAGACAATCCCGCGTGGACGATGCTGCACCCCAAGCGCAGCGAGTGGTACGTCGGCAAGCCTCACAAGCACTCGTGGCGGTACCTAGGTGAGGCTTGTCGCGCGGCGACACTGGTCGTCTGCACGACGCCGACGCTGGCGCGACAGTACGGAGCGAACGGCAACGGTGTCGTCATTCCGAACTACCTACCCGACCAGTACTTCACCGTCGAGCACGAGGACTCGGACCTACTCGGCTGGCCGGCGTCGCTTCAGTCGCACCCCAACGATCCCGACGCGGTCGGAAACGCCGTCGCGCGACTGGTGTCGAGTGGAACGAGGTTTCACGTCACCAGCCACGCTAACGGCGTGGCTAACGCGTTCGGCATCGCTGGCGGTGACGAGCTCGTCGAGCGACCGACCGGCGTGGTCGATCTCGCCGACTGGCCGCAGGCCGTCGCGCAGATCGGTGTCGGGATCACGCCGCTGGCCGACACGCGGTTCAACGCTGCCAAGTCTTGGCTGAAGCCGCTGGAGCTGTCGGCCGTCGGCGTCCCTTGGGTCGGTTCACCGCGTGCGGAGTATCGACGACTGCACGAGCTCGGCTGCGGCCTACTAGCCGACCGGCCGAAAGACTGGTACCGGACGCTGCGATCACTACTGACGGACGCTAACCGACGCGCCGAACTAGCGGACGCCGGACGATCGGTAGCCGCGCAGCTGAGGTTGAACGATCACGCTTGGCGCTGGGCTGAGGTCTGGACGGACGCGCTGGCGCGCGAACGTCAGATAACTCACGTGACAAGTCCCTGAGACCAACAGTAGCCGGTTGTGAGAAGTGTGCAGATG